GTTTTACTTTGGAAAGAGTTTAATCCTACAATACCAATTTCAATTGAATACAATATAAACTTTTAATGAAGTCACCATTCTATTTTATAGCTAAGCCGGTAAACGGTAAACGATACGACAACACCAAAGAAATTGGTGGGGTAGAGTTTATTGTCAGCACTTCAGAGGAAGACCATAAGTTTTCTAACCGATTTGCAGAGGTCGTAGAACTTCCATTGGGCTACAAAGGTCCAATAAAGGAAGGTGATACTTTACTTGTGCACCATAACGTATTTAAGTTTTATAACGATATGCGGGGTAGGCAGAAGAGTGGCAAGTCTTTTTTTAAAGACGACCTATTCTTTATAGAGACCGAGCAGTTTTATATGTATAAGCACGACTCCACGTGGAACGCTTATGATAGATTCTGTTTTGTCAAGCCTATCCCCACTACACAAAGCTATATCAAGAAGCCATTTAGCGAAGAGCCTCTTATGGGTATAATGAAATACCCTAACGAGTACTTACTTGAACGTGGTATTAAGGAAGGCGATATGGTATGCTTTAGCCCTGATAGTGAATATGAGTTTACCGTAGATGATGAAAAACTATATAGAATGTATGACCATCAAATAACAATCAAATTATGAATCTAATTACATTCGACAACATTATTAAAGACCCAAACGCTTATGTATCAGACATCCACATTCACGGGTTCCAAGACGTGGCAGATGGTGACAACGTATTCAGGAACATTCAACCTCGTGACAAGAACGATGAGTTTGCCCTATACGTCACTAAACTATTTCTTGGTTACAAGGTAGACTTAAACTTTATTCGTAAGTCACCTTTGAACCAAGAAGAACCAAATTTTATACATACGGATGAAATGATGGGTGATATTACCTGCTTGCTTTACTTAAATGAGCAGGCTCCTGATGATGATGGCACAACTATCTATGACGATAATCAAAAGCCAATCTTTACAATGTACTCTAAATTCAATCGTATGATTGCATTTACTTCTGACGCTCCACACTCGAGGAATTTATTTCATAACTTTGGAGAAGGAGAAACAGCAAGATTGGTTCAGATAATCTTTTTAAAGGCAAAGTAATGAGAGATACCAAAGAAATAAAACTACGCATCATTGAAGCCGGCTACAAAGCTGTCAACCATCTTGTAAAAGTGGCTGAGGAGGATATTATTGATACCGAGTCAGATACAGATGTGTCTGCCGATAAGATGAAAAATGCAGCAGCCGCTAAGAAGTTAGCCATCTTTGATGCGTTTGAGATACTGAGTAGAATAGAATTAGAAAAAGAAAACTTAGATTCCGCAGAACGTGGAGTAAGTAAAACCGATACAAAACAAGGATTTGCAGAAAGAAGGTCAAAGCAATAGTTTATGCCGTATAGTTGAGAATCATATACCGGCTGCCGTCATCTCTAATAAAAATAGGGTGAGGTCGTGGGTGTATGGCTATAATGACCAATACGATGTTGTTATTATTTCAAAGACCGGACAGATAGGGGAGATAGTAGAAATAGAAGGGTTAATCATTGCTCTTCCACTTGCTCCTGAAAAGTGTCTTCAAAGACACTCCACTAAAGCTGAACAATATTGGGAACGTCAAGAACTTCCAAGAGAGTTAGCCAAGATACAATCCATATTTCAGTGGAACGAAAAGCCAAAAGAATTTAAAGACCGTTGGGTCGATTACATTGAGCAGGAGTTTGACTACCGTGAGCAAGGTTGTTGGTTTATGAACAACGGCAAAAAAACCTACATAACCGGTTCGCATTATATGTACTTACAATGGTCAAGTATTGACGTTGGGTATCCTGACTTCCGTGAAGCAAACCGAATCTATTGGATATTTTGGGAAGCCTGCCGTGCTGACCCGAGGTCATTTGGTATGATATACCTCAAGATTAGACGTTCGGGATTCTCGTTTATGTCATCGTCTGAATGCGTTAATATAGGCACGCTCGCACGTGACGGGCGTATAGGTATCCTGTCAAAGACAGGTGCCGATGCCAAAAAAATGTTCACGGACAAAGTTGTTCCTATCAATAGTCGTCTTCCATTCTTTTTCAAACCGATTATGGATGGTATGGACAAGCCAAAGACTGAATTGGCATATCGGGTACCGGCAGCAAAGATTACCAAGAAGAATATGTACGAGACCGATGATAATGAAATTGACGGGTTGGATACATCAATAGATTGGAAGAACACTGAAGACAACTCATACGATGGAGAGAAGTTATTATTCTTGGCGCACGATGAGTCTGCTAAGTGGACTAAGCCTGTAAACATCAAGGAAAATTGGCGTGTAACCAAAACTTGTCTTCGATTGGGTAGCAAGATTATTGGTAAGTGTATGATGGGTTCAACGTCTAATGCCTTAAGCAAAGGAGGACAGAACTACAAAGATATTTACGAGGACTCAAACGTAAAGGTTCGTAATGCCAACGGACAGACTAAGAGTGGTCTATACGCTATATTTATTCCGATGGAGTGGAATATGGAAGGGTTCATTGATAGATATGGACATCCTGTATTTCGCAAACCTGAGGAGCCTATTATGGGTGTAGATGGAATGATGATTAAGAACGGAGCCATTGACTATTGGGAAGCAGAGGTTGACTCATTAAAGAGTGACGCTGACGCATTAAACGAATTTTACCGTCAGTTTCCACGTACAGAATCACACGCATTCCGTGACGAAAGCAAGCAAGCCTTGTTTAACCTTACAAAAATTTATCAGCAGATTGACTATAACGACTCAATGATTAAGGAACATTACCTTACTCGTGGGTCATTTTCGTGGAAGGATGGCATCAAAGATACTGAGGTAATATGGACGCCTGACCAAAGAGGCAGGTTCAATATTAGTTGGGCACCGCCTAAGCATATGCAAAACAATGTACATACACGTAATGGTGTTAAGTATCCCGGCAATGACCATCTTGGTTCATTTGGTTGCGACTCTTATGACATATCAGCCGTAGTTGGGGGGCGTGGGTCGAATGGTGCACTTCACGGTATGACTAAGTTTCATATGGATGACGCTCCTGTAAATGAGTTTTTCTTAGAGTATATTGCCCGTCCCCAAACTGCGGAAATATTCTTTGAGGAAGTTCTTATGGCGATAGTATTCTACGGAATGCCTATCTTAGTAGAGAATAATAAGCCGAGACTTTTATACCACCTTAAAAATAGAGGTTATAGAGGTTACTCAATTAATAGACCTGACAAACAATTAGGGAATTTGACAAAAACTGAGCGTGAGTTGGGAGGTATTCCAAACTCATCCGAAGATGTTAAGCAGGCACACGCCTCCGCAATTGAGTCTTATGTAGAGAAGTTTGTGGGATTTGATTTAGAGGCTAAGTATAGAGACCCTGAGCAAATGGGTACAATGCCGTTTACAAGGACACTTGAGGATTGGGCAAAATTTGATATTAACGATAGAACAAAATTCGATGCTTCCATTAGTTCAGGATTATGTATTATGGCTAATCAGAAGCACTTATATATACCGGAGAAAAAAGAATCAAACTTCGCTAAGTATAAAAACGAAGGAACAACAAGTCAATTGATTAGATGAAAAATGTAACAATCAACATAAACACCGCATCATTCCCAAGTCAGTTAGCAACTGATGCCGAAAAAGCATCTGATGCATTTGGATTGCAAGTGGGTCAGGCTATTCAATATGAATGGTTTAGAAAGGATGGAAACAATTGTAGATACTATGGTCAGTGGCAAGATTTCCGCAGACTAAGACTATATGCGAGAGGTGAGCAGCCAATTGGTAAATATAAAAATGAATTGGCTATTGAAGGTGATTTGTCTTACTTAAATCTTGATTGGACTCCTGTTCCTATTATACCAAAGTTTATTGATATTGTTGTTAATGGAATGTCTGATAGATTGTTTAAAGTGAAAGCATATGCACAAGATGCTATGTCTCAAGCTAAAAGAAACAAGTATCAAGATATGCTTGAAACACAAATGGCAGGTAAACCTGTTCTTACAAAAATACAAGAGATGACAGGTGCTAATCCATTTTTAATGGACCCTGAGCAATTGCCTGAAACAGACGATGAATTGTCATTATATATGCAGCTTAAATATAAGCCTGCAATTGAAATAGCAGAAGAAGAAGCAATCAATACAATCTTTGATGAGAATCATTATGAAGACACTCGTAAAAGATTAAATTACGACCAAACTGTTATTGGCATTAGCGTTGCAAAGCACGAGTTCCTGCAGGGTACAGGTGTTAAAATTAGTTATGTAGACCCGGCTAACGTGGTTTATAGCTATACAGAAGACCCATTCTTTAAGGATTGTTTTTATTGGGGAGAGATTAAGACATTGCCATTAACTGAGTTAATGAAGATTGACCAATCTTTAACCAAAGAAGACTTACAAGAAATTACTCAATACAGCCAAGCGTGGTATGATTATTACAACGTAGCACAGTTCTATCAAAACGATATGTTTTATAGAGATACTTGCACGTTAATGTATTTTAATTACAAGTCAACTAAAAAAGTTGTTTACAAAAAGAAGAAACTTGAAGGTGGTGGTTCTAGAGTAATTGAGAAAGATGAAACTTTCAATCCTCCAACAGAAATGATGGAAGAAGGTAATTTCGAGAAAATCGAAAAAACAATCGATGTATGGTATGAGGGAGTAATGGTTATGGGTACTAATATAATCTTAAAGTGGAAGTTGTCTGAAAATATGGTTCGCCCTAAGTCAGCATCTCAACACGCAATACCTAACTATGTTGCTTGTGCTCCTCGTATGTACAAAGGTGCCATTGAATCACTATGCAGAAGGATGATACCATTTGCTGACTTGATTCAAATTACCCATTTAAAATTACAACAAGTTATTGCACGTACAGTTCCTGATGGTGTCTTTATTGATGCTGATGGTCTAAACGAAATTGATTTAGGTACGGGTAATGCATACAATCCCGAGGATGCTTTAAGATTATATTTCCAAACAGGTAGTGTAATTGGTAGAAGCTATACTCAAGATGGCGAGTTCAACAATGCAAGAGTGCCTATCACTCAGTTGACATCTAACTCAGGTGCAGCTAAAACGCAGATGTTGATTACAAATATGAACCACTACATTGATATGATTAGGTCTGTGACCGGTCTTAATGAGGCAAGAGATGGTTCTAATCCTGACCCTAACTCATTAGTTGGTCTACAGAAGTTAGCTGCATTAAATTCTAACACAGCCACAAGACATATTCTTGATGGTTCTTTGTATGTATATCGTACATTATCTGAGGCTTTAACATATAGGATTGCCGATATTTTGCAGTACGCTGACTTTAAAGATGAGTTTGCAAATCAAATTGGAAAGTACAATGTATCTATATTGGAAGAGATTAAAGACCTTTATATTTATGACTTTGGTATATTCATTGAGGTTTCACCTGATGAAGAGCAAAAAGCACAGCTTGAAGCTAATATCCAAATGGCATTATCTAAGGGCGACATTAACCTTGAGGATGCAATTGACATCCGTGAAATTCGCAATCTTAAACTTGCTAATCAGCTATTGAAACTTAAGAGAGTTAAAACTCAAGAGCGTGAGGAAAAGATGGAAATGCAGAAACAAGCTATGATTTCTCAGCAGCAATTGAAGTCTCAAGAGTTGGCAGGTCAAGTGGCTATGCAGAAGATTGAAATGGAAACCAACTCAAAGATTAAGATTAAACAGGCTGAAATTGCATTTGATATGCAGAAGATAGAGAAAGAGGCAATGCTTAAATCTCAATTGATGCGTGAAGAGTTTGATTATAATATGCAGATGCGAGGCATTGAAGTTAACACTTTGACTGAAAGAGAACAAATGAAAGAAGACGCAAAAGCAAAAAGAATTAGTCAACAAAACACCGAACAATCTAAGTTAATTAATCAAAGAAAGAACAATCTTCCGCCAATGGATTTTGAATCAAATGAGGATAGTTTGGATGGGTTTGACTTAGCTGAATTTGAGCCTCGTTAAAAATGTCAAAATTTTTGTATAAGTTTGTATAAATTAAATCAAATCAAATGGAATTAAAAGTTAGAGCATTAGACATAATTGAACCAAAGAGTGTTCAAGAAGTGGAACAAAAATTACTTGAGAAACACGAAGAGTCGTTAAATCAAGATAATAATACGGAACCGGAACCATTGCAAAATGACCCTGAACCGAAATCAACTGAGGTTGATTTAAAAGACGAAGACGTTCTTTCATATATTGGTAAG